ATGAATAATCCAACACTTGAGTTCCTGAAAAATGAGGCCGGCGAGCAAGAAGGTCTCTCCGATGCTGGAATCGAAACGTTTCGTGACGATCCCTATGCAAGCTGCGCCAGGGAAGCAGGCCAGAACTCCAGGGATGCTGGCTTGAATAACGGAAAGCCGGTACGAATGACGTTTGACCTAATTCAGGAACCATGCGGCAACCTACCTTTTTACGGGTCGCTTGCTGCCGCATTGGATTGCTGCCGCAGCCAGGCGCATGCGGAAAAGGAGAAGGATTTTTTCAAGAACGCATGCTCTGTGGTGTCCCAAGACACGATTCCTGTGCTCAGGATTTCAGACTACAACACCAAGGGATTAACTGGGCCTCCAGAAAAAATCGGTTCGGTGTTCCACTCCCTCCTCAAGTCTTCTGGTATCAGCAACAAGGATAGCGAGACCTCTGGTGGCTCCTACGGCATTGGGAAGAATGCAACATTTGCCGTATCTGATCTGCAAACCGTTATGTATTCAACTCTTTACACTGAAGACAAAGGGCATCTGTGCTTTGCCGCACAAGGTAAAGTCAAACTGGTTTCTCACGAGGATGGAAATGGAATCCATCGTCGAGCAACTGGATACTGGGGCTACCCAGACGGTTTTCGTGCAATTACCGAACAAAATCTTGCTCCCTCCTGGATGAAAAGATCAGAGATCGGGACTTCCATTTTTAGTGTCGGATTTCGCGAGTCTCCGAAATGGGCAGAGCGAATGACTTACTCGCTCGTCTCAAATTTTTTCGTAGCGATTCAGAAAAATGAAATGGAATTCGAGGTTGACTCTGGAAGAATCAAAATCAATAGCAACACGCTTGAAGGCTTGCTATCTCGTCAAGATATAAAGGATGCGGCTGAAGAGTCGGGCCATCTGAACGAACTCGAATTCGCTGGACAGCTCTATCGCTGCTTGGTTTCAGAGGCTGCGATAGAAGAGGTAATTGACATACTTGGCCTAGGAAAACTCAATGTCCGAATATTGACCGAAATAGGCATGCCCAGGCGGGTAGGCTTTGTCCGAAACGGCATGCTGATTACAGACAATCTTCGAAATTTTGGCCATGCATTCTCAAGCTCGCGATTCTCTGGAGCTGATTTCATCGCACTTGTTCAACCCTGTGATGAAAGCTCTGGAAAACTTCTGAAAAAACTGGAAAACCCTGCACACAATGCCTTTTCAGCAGAACGTATTTCCGATCCCGAAAGCAGGCGTTCTGCTGAAAGAGCCATGCGTAACTTAGGAAAAACGTTACGCCAGATGATTACTAGCTCAACCAAGGTCCAGACAGAAGATTCATTGGTGTTGGATGAGCTCGGAAAGTTTTTTGCCTATCAGGGGAATTCAGAATCCGAACCTGATCCCGCGGCAGAAAATGACCCTGAAACCTATACCTATTCGGCAACGCGAGCTAGCACCCAAAGAAATAGTACCTCTACCAAGGAAGTCGGAGGCAGCTCGGTTGGTGGAAACAAAGGTAAAGGCGGTGGCGGTGGCGGTGGCGGCACAGAAAAACCGAGCAGACGAACTAGTGTCAACCTAGAGGACGTGCGCAACCTGCTGGGCAGTACAACCCACACAAGGTTTCTATACTTCAGCGCTCCAGTGTCAGGCCGTCTGGAGCTAAAGATCCAAGCTACCGGAGTTAATACGCCAGAACTCTTGCACCCTGTCAAAGTAGACGCAGCCATTATTAGGGGCGGAAGAATACTGGTCGATGTCGTCGAAGGCCAACGCGCAGCACTCTCAATTGAATTTGACGAGGCTTATGATGGCCCCATAGAAGTTGAAGCAACCAGCTCTGGAGAGGGGAATGCCGAATGAGAATTACAGAAAAGACGCGCTTCCCCCACCCGGTATTAAGCCCGAACACTGGAGACTATATTTCCGGCGAATTCAGCATGGAAGTCCAAGTGATGGAGAATCGCTCTACTGGCTCCGTCACCCTGGAGCATACTATAACGCTAACTGAGCCTAACATCCGTACACTGATAGAAAGCAACAAGGCTTCAGTCGGTTGCTTTATAAAATGTGGCGATACGTTTTTTACTGAGCTGAGGACCATGGCGTGGCCTTCTGGCGTTTCTGATTTTCAACCCGGTTTATTATTGAATCGGGTTACATTTCAACCCATTATCTGGTTGAAAACAGATATGCCCGAATGGGATGCTGAAACAATCCACCCTGAGTTCCAGTCTCCTGTCTCGCTCAATGTCGGCGAAATCCTGGCACTTGGTGAGCAGCTTGTAATTAGTGTAGGGCAGGCAAAGCTCAAACCGATCGAGAGTATTTTCGACCTCGTAAAATCGGAGGAACTTTCTGACGGCGAGTTCAAGATCGAACCAAATGGTGAGCAAATATCCATCCAGGTTCCCACGAATACCTTCAACACCATTGCTCTACTGAGAAAGCAAAAAGAGGGCAAGGCAATACTTCTGAATGCTGTATACCTACCTGCGGTAATGGAAGTACTGGATATCCTTCGACAGGGCGAAGACGAATACGAATCTTATCGCTGGCACCAGCCATTCATTGCCAAATGTGACAGCAAGGGGGTTCGCATAGAGAAAAACATGTCGATCCTTCGCGCTGCACAATTGCTGTTGGAATATCCTGGCCGGCATCTCGGCACACTATCAGGAGAATGATCAATGACCACCACACCCCTGAAATATGTTGCGCAGTCAGTAGTCGACTCCCTGAAAGATAACTTCGCCACCAATAGAGATAGATACAGCCATGGTGATTTTCTCGAGCTGAGCGAGGAAAATGGATGGGAAATTACCAGCGACAAAGTCAAGATTGATACTGAAGCACTGCAATGTCTAGATGGGACAGCCGCGACTGCTGAAGCGGATATAGAAAACTCCCTTATCATTTACAACGCCATCGAAGGAATGACGCCAGCCTTGGCAAGGGAGGAAAGGGTATGGGTGCGCCTTTGTCACATTGAGTGCCTGCATTACGCCCGTGCGCGCTGGATAAAGAAGTCTGAAGGTGAAGAATTGGACAAGGCTGTACGAGACCACTTCTTCGCGCAAGGCCGTACTGGAATCCGTGATGACAATGCCATCTCACGACTCTGGTGGAATATGCATATTGCTACAATTGCAGACCCAGACGCTCCAGAAGAAGCCCTTCGCACGATACTTAAAACAGCAGACATTCGCCAGGCTATTGTTGAGCGCTCAAATACTGCATCAAGAGAACCACTTGCGCGCGCACTCGTTCGTGCAATGCGCTCCATCCCTTGGATAACCTCAACAGAGGACTCATTTCGAGAGTTCATGAAAGTAATGAACAGGGATGCGGGGGGCATTCTTTTTGAAGCTATTAGCGATTCAGATGCGGATGCGGCTCTTGAACAGTATGCAGAAAACGCTAGACGGCGCCTGACAACCTGACTCTACCCCATCGGATTAAAGCTACTCGCCGCAGAGCAATAGCGCGTCTTCATGCGATCACTGCTTGTTTTGCGGTCACTGTCGTAGCGAGCACGCCAGGTTCTGCACTGTTCATGAAGTTGTTTAGCGGCTTTGCGACATTCGCGGTAGTCGATTGAGCCTCGGCGGTGGTCGGCGCATACGCTGGTTCCGTCGATGTAGTTATTGACGGAAACCCATTCCGCTAGATAGTCGATGCCGCCGTTCCAGCCTTTGATCCATTTTGCGGTGCGTTCCCGGTTTACCGTGCGGGATCTTGGTTCGCTGGCGCTGGACGTCGCTGCGGCAATCCGATGGGCTGCGGGCGGGGTATAGGTGCTGGCCGGCTGTTTGGGCGTGTAGTTGCTATCGTTAAACGATGTTTGGCGGGACTGAAGCGCTTCCGCTGTGCGCTCTTCGAACCATTCGATTTCTTCCAGGCTCAGCTGTCGCTGCTGGGGCGCTGGTGTCGGTTCTGCTGCCGGGGCTTCATAGCTTGCAACGGAAGGCCGGCTAGCCGGCTGTGTGGGCTGCTCAGGCTCTTGGTTAAACCAAGGCTTGCCGCCGACATGTATGCCTTGCTTGATCTGGTTTACGTCCAGTACGACCGGCTTGCCGAACGTAAATGCCAGTGCTAACAGCATCGCTGAGCCGATACCCAGGATCGCCAAGAATCGCCAGGGGCTAGGTTTCTTTCTGTTGCGTAAGTATTCCGGTGCATCGTCCCAATCTGATCTCATGTCGCCTCCTTGCTCAGTGATCGGGGTTGTTAAATAAATCTGTCCCCTTTTGCTCTAATTGAGGCTCTGTAGAAGTCCAATAGCCTTATTGGCTTTGTCTGCTATACCTAAAAGAGAGTCGGTATGTTGATTTGCGCTGGATGCGGAAACTACTACGTCCTTGAGCTTGAGAATCAATTCTTTAAACTTACTAGCCTCTTTTGTGTCTTTCATGGCCTTTAATTCGGTGTCGTTTATTATGGCCTCGCCTATTACAGACTGCAGTGCATCTTCTAGTCCTCTAGCGCCCACAGCTTTATATTTCCCTAGTGCTTCTTCTATTTTTGCAATGTGCTTCTCTATGATTCTCCTGGCGCTTATGCCCAACCCAGAATCAGCTAGCATGTCTCTTAGCTCTTTAATTACATTGGCTAGTTCTTGTAGCTTGTCTCGATCAATTTCAGCTTCTTCGCTCGGCAAAATTTCTGAGCAAAAACCCAATACAATCAGCATCTCACTGGTGATGTGTTTTTTTACCTGGCTCCACTGTGAGGTAAGATGTTGTACTGCAAGGGTGATATTGCAGCGCGCCAAAGTGTTGGTGTAAAGGCCTTCAGTAAAGCCCGTTTTTCCCATCTGCTCTCTGACTAGTTCAACTTCATCATGTAGGTCAGATAAAAATCTCGAAACCGCAAACTGTTTCTTTTCTTTCTCTAAATTGCCGAGTCCAAGAATATCCGCCCAAACATCAACCGCGGCTTTTGTATCTGTCGCGCTCTGAGCTTGTTTGAGAACGGACTTAATCCTATAAGCGGAGTTCATATTATTCAGTCGATCCTTCATTAAATTCGAGCTTTCAAAAAGCTAAAGCTTTGGCCATTCTTATTGCTCATGTTTGGAATACCAGCGTCGAGAAACTTCCAGTGTTATCGCGATCCCGCGCTTTGATTGGGCAAGTTTGAATCGGCAATAGCGTAATCAGGGCTAATCTGCCCCGCTTCTGGTGCTATCTCTCCGCTGACGATCCATAAGGCGTATTGAGGAAAGAGCTTAACGATAGCTTCGATCTCCTCTGCCTTAATTTCGCGCTTTCTGGCGGTGTTCTTCAGGTTGTTCCAGGTGTAGCGACTGATGCCAGTGCGCTCTTCCAGCTCGGGCAGCCGAATACCCGAGCTTTTCAGAATAGTTATAACCCGCTCTTTAATCATAGCCACTTGATCTATAGATGATGTATCCAATATGGATCAACAATGGCATTATCCGTTTCGAGACTATCCAATATGGATAACGCAGTGCTGAATAACTGGCATTGCTACGAATAGTGACGGAACGAGCATGGAACTGGAAGAGCTAGAACCTTCAAAGCTGATCGCCCCACAGCAGGACGTGGAAACCGTCGAAACCTGGGCGGAACGCAACGGCCTGACATGCTCCATGGCTCGCGCCTGGGTCTATCGGGGCGTACTCCCCACCGTAAAGCTCGGCAAGCGCCGCATGATCAACAGCGCATTGCTGCGTAGCTGGCTGCTGGAGCAGGAGTGGACCGCATGAATCCTCCTTTCTATACGCAAGCCGCGTTCGCTGCTCTGGCCGGTGTGTCCGTGGATACGGTCGCTGGTTGGGTCAGGACTGGCGCGGTCGAGAGCGTGAAGCTGGGCAGAACCCGTCTGGTGCGTTATCCGGGGGTGAACCCATGAGCCGCACAGACCAGCAATTCAAGCTGCGCATGCCTGCTGCACTCCGCGCCCAGGTCGAACGGTCCGCTTGGGCTGCACGCCGCTCCCTGAACGCCGAAATCGTCATCCGTCTGGAATCGTCCTTCGCCCAGGCTGCGCCCAGCACCAATGAAAAGGAGCGCTCCGCATGATCCCCACCGTTTATGGAAAGCCAGGGGAGGGGATGACCTATGCAGAAGCCGGCCAACTATCAACGCCTTCCGCACGCCCAGGACTGCGACTGCTCTGTCTGCTGGTCCAGACGCGAAATGGCGAAACCCGCTCCCTCCCGGTCCACACAATGCGCCCAATGCCGCCCCGCGTATGCGCGGCCGATTCGCACGCTGCAAATGGGGTGTGTCGGTGGAACCTGGAAGCCTCTGGCCTCGGAGTGGACAGTGGAACCGGCCTTTATCTGCGAGAAGCACACGCCACCCGCCCGGCCCCCGAAGTACTGGAGCGTTATGCTCGATACTGGCCGGCCAACGCCCTTCGTTCCGATTCACGAACCGTTCGAATTGGTGGGGTGATGGCATGAGACAGCCAACCGCTCTCGTTGCCTGCGAGTTCTCCGGCCGCGTTCGTGATGCGCTGACCCGCGCCGGGTTCTACGCCGTCAGCTGCGACCTGCTGCCATCCGAAACTGAAGGCGAGCACATCCAGGGCGATGTGCTGGAAGTAGTCGGCTGGGGCTGGGATCTGCTGATTGCCCATCCGCCCTGCACTGATCTCGCTACCTCGGGTGCGCGCTGGTTTCCCGAGAAGATCGCTGATGGTCGCCAAGAGCGCGCCCTGGATTTTGTGCGCGAGCTGCTTGCTGCGCCGATCCCTTTCAAGGCGCTCGAAAACCCGAAGTCCGTTATCTCCAGCCGGATCCGCAAACCGGACCAGATTATCCAGCCTTGGATGTTCGGTCATGGCGAACGCAAGGAAACGCATTTCTGGCTCCAGAACCTGCCGCTCCTGGTGCCGACCGAAATCGTCGAGGGCCGCGAACCGACTGTGCATCACATGGCGCCGGGACCGGACCGCTGGAAGAACCGTTCGCGTACCTACAAGGGTATTGCGGACGCGATTGCCGCGCAGTGGGGCGGCTACGTGTTGAGCCAGCTCGCCAACCCCATGCGACCTGTCCAGGTCCAGGGCCGCGCTCCCGGCTCGTCGGATCACGCTTCACCGATCCGGCGAACGGAAGCACGGGCGGAGCGCACCCTTGACCATGCACGGCCCGAAACAGCCTCTGCTCGGGAGGGCGGGGAACGCTTTACTCCCCGCGCTCCCGAGCCCTCGGCGGCAAGAGTGGGATGACAAGGGCAAAGCCCTTGGTGTTTAGAGATGAAGATAATTAATTAAATTTGTTTTGTGATTAAGGGGTGAGTGTCAATTCGGCACTATTTGAGTCAATAAGAAACGCAGCATGATATTTATTTGTACACGTAACTATTTTTCTCCAAGCGTGTATAAATAGAGCTACAGATTAACCCGCAAGCCAAGTAACAAGCCGTCGTAGTGAATTGCTATTTCACTCGCTCGGGATCGCTCGGCCTGCAGAAAGCGAAGACGCGCAATTAAGCGCAACTAGAGAGAGGAAACACAGATGGCACGTTCGACTATGGAAGTTGCATTTCTCGGCACTCAACGCTTCGACGGTGAAGCCGGCCAGAAATACATAAAGGTCTTCTACGGCGATGAGCCGGACGGCAAGACCGAGCACGGCCTTTCCATCATCGGCATGGCAGCAGCGGACGAAGTGGCCGATGAAATCTTCGCAGCCGGTGCCCAGTTCGAGCCGCTGCAACTGGTGCGCATCCATTTCGAAATTGCCCGTGGCGGCCAGAACAAGGGCAAGAACCTAGCGCTGCAACTCGAAGCCGTGAAGCCACGCAACGGCACCGAAGCCTCGCGCACCCCTACCCCTCAACCGCAAGCCAAAGCTGGCGAACCGGCCAAGGCCAACTAACCGGGAGGGGCGGCCATGTTGGTCAGTGACCGAGTGATCTGCGACTGCTGCGGCAATGACATGGGCAAGCTCATGTGCCTGCCCGCGCCGCAAAGCGATCTGCTGCCGGACCTCAGCCTGCCGCCCCATTTCGCCGTCTGCCCCGACTGCGAACCGCTCGAACAAGCCGCCGACCTTCTTGAGGCCGGTGCATGAATTTCCTCGCCTGTGACGGTGACTGGCTGCAAGGCGCCGATGGTTCGCCCATCTGCTCCGGCTCGCTGGTGGCCCTCACGGTCGAGGAAATGCAGAGCCTCTACGGCGCTGCACTCACCTGGGAACAGGTCACCGAGCTACAGGGCGAAGCCATCGTGTTGTTCGCCACCGTGTTCGGTTTTCTGGTCCTGAAAAAAGTCCTGAAACAGTGAGGTATTACCCATGCAACACATCAAGACCCTGCGTCGCTCCTTGGGCGCCGCTGCTGCAACCGGCCTGCTGGCCGTTCAACAGGCCTATGCGGCTGTCCCGCCCGAAGCTACCGGCGCACTCGATGAGGCCGGTACCGACGTTGGCACCATCGGTTGGGCGGTGTTCGCCGTGATCATCGCCGCCATGGCGTTCAAGTACATGCGCCGCGCGCTGTAACCGGAAACCGCGCACTGCATGTGCCGAAGCAAACAAACCCCGCTCCGGCGGGGTTTTCTCTTCAAGGGAAACGCCAATGAGCTACGAACTGTACGTCCTGATCCTTTCCACCCTGGCGTTTTACCTCGTGTTTTTTGGGCGGGTGTGAAATGCGAGTCGTCTTCTTTCTTATATCAATCTTATATTCTTCGATTTCGTATTCTAATCAATATCCTTGGACTACAAACTTTGGTGGTTTCTATCCGTCTCCAGAAGAGGCGTGTAATGCTACTTCATCGCAAGCTATTGCGAAGTGGAAAAGCATGCATGCGCCGGGTTCTTACCAGTCTTATATATCGCTGAGCCCAGACGGTGTACAGTTCCTTTCGTCGACTGCTTTCAGTTGCATGTATCACGCTAGTCATCCGGCTGGTCTTTCTGAGCGCACCGGAATTAGCCATAATGCATCAAGAGGCCTTCAGTGTGTTTCTGGTGATACTCGAACCACTGGTGTTCCTGTTGGTCGTGATAATAATGGTGAGTATCAGGATTTCGGTTCTTATTACGCTTCTAATCAATGTTTTTCTGGCTGTGATGCGCGATATGTTGGTGGTGACGGCTCTGACGGAGCTTATACGTTACCTGACGACACTGATACATTGGTTTATGAAAATCTGACTTATGAATTAACTGGTTCTGCTTGTTCCGCCTCTAGTGCAGATCCTGTTTTCACGCCCCCCGCGCCTCCATCTCCTGAAGAGCCTCAGCCTGAAGAGCCGGACGGTGGTGATACAGGCGGTGGCGGCGATACTGGTGGTGGCGGTGATACAGGCGGTGGCGGCGACACCGGTGGCGGCGGTGATACGGGCGGTGGCGGTGACACCGGTGGTGGTGGCGATACGGGCGGTGGTGGTGATACCGGTGGCGGTGATGGCGACGGAGATGGCGGTAGCGCTTCGGGAGCGAATTGTGATCAGCAATTAGTATGCGCCGGCGATGCTGTCCAGTGCGCCATTCTTCGACAGCAAAAGGCACAGCGTTGCCATGCTGAGGAGCAAGCCGATTTCGGCAAATATAAGTCTGATATTGAAGGGCTCTTTCAGGGTGAAGAATTCACTCTTGACGAGGGTTCCGGCTATATACAGCTCCCTTCTTTTGTTTCTCAGGGTACTCGCTTTCTACCTGAAGTTTGTCCCGCAGCTGAAAGATTCACCTTGCGCACTCGTGGTGGGCGCACTTTTGAGCTTAGTTATGAGCCTCTTTGTCACGCCGCCAGTAGTTTGAGCGGTCTGTTCGTGGCTGTCGCCACTGTTCTCGCCGCGCTCTATGTGGGCCGCTCCGTAGGGGGTCAGTAATGCACTTCATGTTTATTGCTCAACTGCTCGTCATCATTGCCGGTCCGCTGGTGAAGATGGTGCTGAGAATGCTGGGTTGGGGCTTTATCACCTATTTCGGTTTCAACGTGATCATGCAGGAGGCTCAGGATTATCTGTTTGGAAAGATGGGAGATGTGGGGCCGATAATTCAGGGCATTCTAGGATTGGCCAAGTTTGATGTAGTGGTAAACATTTACTTTGCTGCGATCTCCACGCGCTTCATTCTCGCCGGGATCGACAAGGCCACCGACCGTCGCCGTGCTCAGGTCTGGCGCAAGCCGGGCGGCACCTCCATCGAAGCATAAGGGGGCGCCGTCATGCTCGTTATCCGCACCGGCAAACCCGGCCACGGCAAGACCCTCAATACCATTCGCGAGGTCGACCAGACCGCCCATGCTCAAGGGCGGGTCGTCTATTACCACAACATCAACGGCCTCAAGCCCGAGCAGCTGCAAGCGCAGTGGTTCGAGTTCGAGGAGCCGGAGAAGTGGTTCGAGCTGCCGGCCGACTCGATCATCGTGGTCGACGAGGCCCAAGGCTGGTTTGGCGCACGCGATCCACGCGCCCGGCCACCGGAGCACATCACCCGATTCGAGACCATGCGTCACCAAGGCCACGAGGTGCATCTGGTCACGCAAGATCCGCGCTATCTGGATGTGCACCTGCGCCGTCTGTGCAACAGCCATATTCACTACTGGCGGGTGTTCAAGTCCGCCCAGCTGCTGCGCTTCGAATCCGAAGTGGTGGTTGAAAAGGTCGAGGTGAAAACCAGCTTCAAGGATGCGGACAAGAAATCGTTGCGCCTCGATAAGCGTTACTTCGGTGCGTATACCAGCACCAACGCCAAGCACCACTTCCAGACCAAGGTGCCGACCAAGTTCATCCTGGCCATGTGCGTGCTGATTGGGGCGGGCCTCCTCGTCTATCGCGCTTATGAGCGCTACGACAGCGAGAAACAAAAGTCGGCTAACGCGGCGGCTGCTACTGCCGATCAGGCTGGCGGTGTCGTCGATCAGGTGAAAAGCACGGTAGGGGCATTCATTCGTCCCGTCGATAGCGCGGCTCAGCAGGCGGCGCCGATGACCGTTGAAAAGTACGCGGCTCTGCGCACGCCTCGCATTCCTGATGTTCCCAGCTCGGCGCCGATCTATGACGAGCTGACCAAGCCTCAAACCTATCCCAAGCTTTCCTGCGTCATGAGTTCCGATCAGGGCTATATCGAGCGCAACCGCAATCGCTATCGAGTCATTCGTGCCGGTGGCAAGGGCTACATGTGCGAGTGCTATTCCCAGCAGGGTACATGGCACAAAACGTCATTCTCGTTTTGCAAGAACGCCGTCGAGCACGGCTATTTCGACCCCGCGCGGCCCGATCCGAAGTCGCCGCAAGCACCTATGCAGGCTGGCAATAGTCAGCCTCGGTCATTCGAGCAAGCAGTTTCCGGGGCCTTGGAAACTGCTCCCAAGGGCACTTCCGTGGTCGTGGTGCCCTATGAGAAGGAACGCTTTCTGTGGTGATGACCGTCAGCGCGTCAATGCACGCACGGCGAGGCACGAGCCGGCGTGCTCGCGCGCTGACGTCCCTGTAACACGTCAGATAAACCCAACTGAACAGTGTCGATTCGTTGCAATTTGGAGCAGTAGAAAATGACCGTTAAAGATCAAATTCGTGTTGACCGACAGTTCCAGGAATCGCCGACCGGGCGAGTGTTCTTCGATAGCCATACGGCAAAGCTGACTGACCTGTCGGGCGTTCGCTTGCTGCGTTGCGGCGTCGATACGGTTCGGCAGCTGTATCGTGGACTGATACGTCCGGAAATCATGGCGCTGTTCGAGAAACCGGGCGTCATGGTCGAGTTCGCTGGGGAATTCTGGCATGCCGGTCGGGTAGGGCGAGACTCAGGCTATCAATACAAGCTCCAGAACGCCGACCTCGGGTTCATCCTGCTCATCAAGAACTTCAACGCCAAGCTGGAGAACATCGGGCCTCACCTGAAAATCGAGGTGTCACCGCACGCCATCGACGCGCTGTCGCCTGAGCGTCTGCAGGAGCGCATGGATTATTACGCTGCAGCCGTGATGACCCATCGCGAACGCAACCAATGCGCCGTGCACCTCGCCCTGGATCTGCAAGGCTGGAAGCCTCCGGTGGATCTGGTGGCGCGCCTGCACTGTCGAGCACGGACACACCGGGATATCTCGGGCATCAACGAAATCAACTGGGCGACCAAGTCCAGCGTCTACGGTCGTGGCGAAACGTCCATGTTCGGCTCTGCCGGTGGCGTCCAGCTCTGCATCTACAACAAGACCGAACAGGCCCGCGCGACCGATAAGCTCGATTTCTGGGAAAGCGTCTGGCGTCGTCGTGATTCCTTCGATGCGACCGATCCGGATAACTACAACCCAGAGGCTGACGTGTGGCGCATCGAGTTGCGTTATCACCATTCGGTCATCCAGCAGTTCGCCAGCGGTTCGATCAGCGCGAAGACCGGCGAGGCCATTGAAACGGATTCCTTCGCAGCCTTCGCTGGCCATCTGGACGGTCTTTGGCGCTACGGGCTGTGCCAGTTCAAGTTGCTGCATCGACCAGGGCAATACGAGCCGATCTGGACGCTCATTCGTGATGATGTTCGAGTCGATGTGCCGGTTGATTCCCTGGTGGATGAAACCGAGTACAAGCGGTACTACAAAACCTCGCGGGGCTTCTCGGGCAAGAACGTCGAGCTCTTCCTGGGAAACTTCGTAAGCCTGCTGGCACGGGAGCGAGTGGGCGCTAAAACCGCATTTGATCGACTGAAAGATTGGGAATGTTGGCCGGTCATTCGTGATCACTACGCCGCCAAGGACATGAGCGAGCGGGATCTGTACAAGCACATCAAGAACCTGCTGCAAGAAAGGCATGTTCGATGGGGTAGGGCGGTCTGATGGCAATCGAGCAACTGCCTGATGGTCGCTGGAAAGTCGACGTTGAACCGGTGAAAGGGCGTCGTTTTCGTAAGACGCTGAAGACCAAAGCTGAAGCGATACGCTTCGAAGCGACCTGCCGATCCAGGTGCACCGACACGCCTGATTGGGCACCCCGTCCAAAGGACAAGCGCAGGCTCTCCGAGCTGGTTGAACTGTGGTTCGATCTTCACGGCGTATCGCTCTCCGATGGCGTTCGGCGTGTGGCGATCCTACGGGCATGCGCAAAGGCCATGAGTGACCCGGTGGCTCGTATGGTCGATGGCGCCAAGATTGCCGCCACACGTGCCCGCTGGATGGCAGCAGGCGTAACCGGCAAGACGGCGAACAATCGTCTCGGTTACCTGAAGGCCGTTTACAACGAGCTGCACAAGCTCGACGTGATCGACTATCCCTGCCCGTTCACCCGTATTCGCCCGGTCCGGTTGCAAGAGCGGCCCTTGGCCTACCTGACGAAGCCGCAGATTGTCGAACTGCTCGAAGCGCTCCAGGCGCGCACCACGTCTCCACATCCGGCCATGGTGGCGCGAATCTGCCTAGCGACTGGGGCAAGGTGGGGTGAGGCTCAAGCGCTGCGACCGGAGCGGATTCGAGGCAATGCCCTGGTGTTCGCCAATACGAAGTCCAAGCGGGTGCGAATGGTCCCGGTAGCGCCTGAGCTAGTGGCGGCTATCAGGAAGCACTGGCAGACACACGGACTGTTCACCAACTGTATCGGCGTGTTCCGCATGGTGCTGCTCTCGACCTCGATCAAGCCGCCACGTGGGCAAGCAAGCCATATCTTGCGCCACACCTTCGCGGCTCACTTCATCATGGGCGGTGGGCATATCGTGACGCTGAAAGAGATCCTGGGTCATGCGTCGCTGAATATGACGATGCGGTACGCGCATCTGGCTCCCGAGCACCTGCATGATGCGATCAGGCTCGGGCCGATGGCGGATCTCTCAACCCCGGCCATCGGTCAGTAA